GGCGATTCCACCGTTACGTCGACAAAGGGCATCAACCTTCCCGCTGGGGCCAGCTTCTTCGTTCCGCCGATGCCCGGTTCTACTGCAGTCAATCTGGCAAGCTGGTATGTGCAAGGAACTGCAGCCGATGTGATCGATATCTCGTGTGACGTAATCAACTAAATGGCTGAAGATCAAGACAAGTTCCTCGCGTTAGCGCGTAAAAGGTTCCAAGCCTCGGCAGAGGATGAGAAAGAGCTGCGCCAGAAGTTCATCTCCGACCTGAAGTTTGCATCGCCCGATGGTGACGATCAGTGGGACCCGCAACTGAAGATGCAACGTGAGCAGGCAGGCCGTCCTGCAATGGCCTTTCCCCGCTGCCATACATTCGTACAGCAGGTTTCGAATGAGGCGCGCCAGAATAAGCCTCAAATCAAGTTTGCGCCCCGCCTGGATGCCGATGAGGATACGGCGGAGATTTACGAAGGCTTGGCACGCTATATTCAGTACACCTCCGATGCTCAGGTAGCCTATGAGACGGCAATTGAGTACAGCGCTGGCGGGTCGTTCGGGTATTACCGCTTTCTGACTGACTACTGCGACGATGAGTCTGACGATCTTGAGCTTAAAGTCGTTCCCGTCCTCGATCCTTTGACGATCTATGGCGTGCTGGTTCCGGCAATCTTTGGCCGCAAGCCTAAGTATTGGTTCGTAGTTGAAGACATTCCAAAAGAGGAATTCAAACAGCTTTATCCAAAGTCTGAGATAGCTTCGCTGGCCTGGGAAGATGCGGAAATGAAGGGCGAAGGCTGGGTTGGCTCGGATTCGGTGCGCATTGCTGAATATTGGTGGGTTGAATCGGAGAAAGTCAAGGGCAAGCGCCGCCCTGTCGACACGATCAAGTGCTGCAAGACGAATGGCCTGGAGATTTTGCCTGGGGAAGATGGCGATAGCTCTGAGACGGACTGGCCTGGAACTTGCTGCAATGTGATTCCGGTTCTCGGCAAACAGATGATCATCGAAGGCAAGCCCCGGCTCTCTTCGATTGTGCGTCCCCAGAAGTCGGCGCAGTTGCTTATTAACTACTCGAAGTCGAGGATTGCCGAGACGCTGGCCCAGTCGCCTGTGTCACCCTACATGGTGGTCGAAGGCCAGACGGCTGGCTATGAGAAAGAGTGGGCCACACTCAACACGGTGCCCCGGCCAACGATTACCTATAAGGCCATCGATGTAAATGGCCATCCGGCCCCGCCCCCGCAGCGCGATACATTCGAGCCGCCGATTCAGGCGCTTTCTGCCTTCGTCGCACAGGAAGTAGACGACATGAAGGCCACGACGGGCATTTACGATGCTTCGCTAGGCAATCAAGGTAACGAGACAAGCGGACAGGCTATTCTGCGCCGCCAGCAACAGGCCAATTTGTCTACGATGCACTTCATGGATAACCTGGAGCGCTCATTTAAGCAAGCTGGAAACCTCATCGCCGAGTTGATCCCCAAGATTTACGATACCGAGCGCGAAATCGAGATTCTTGGTGAGGATGAACGGCCTAAAGTCATCCAAATCAATAAACAGCATATTGACGAGTCCGGCCAGATGAAGCATTACGATATGACCAAAGGCAAATACAGCTTGGTCGTAACGGTCGGCAAAGCCTTCAACTCGAAGCGAATGGAGACATTCGACACGATGCAGCAAGTGCTGGCCACTCAGCCGAATTTGATGCCTACGATTGGCGACATTTTCTTCAGAAACTCTGATTTGGCTGGCTCGGAACAGCTTGCCGAGCGTTTTCACAAGATGCTCCCGCCGCAGCTTCAGGATGACAAGCAGAACCAGCTTCCGCCGCAAGCTCAAGCTGTTATGGCGCAATCCCAACAGCAGATGCAGGCTATGCAGGGCGAGCTGCAAAAGCTACAGTTCGAGCGTCAAGCCAAGGTTGCGGAGCATCAGGGCAAGATGCAGCAAATCCAGATGCAGGCTCAGGCCGATATGGCGCTTGAAGATAAGAAGCTCCAAACCCAAATTGCCGTAGCCGAGATTCAGACAAAGGCGCAGATGGACCAAGAGCGCGCGCAGTTTGTCGAGGATTTGTGGAAGCAGTTCCACGGACAGGCGCATGAAGCCGGATTGGCAGCGCAGAAGCATGCTCATTCCCGCGTCATGGCTTCTCAAGCACATGAGCAGGCTCAACAACAGGCTGAAATGATGGCAGCTCAGCAGCAAGCCCAGCCTGAACAGGTTTCGCAGTAAATTCGCTGGCCCGGCGCCAAGGGCAGACCCTTCATTGGAGTACCAATGGCAGAACATCAGACGCAGGCGGTTTCGTCTCCCGCAGAAGCAACCGATCCATTCAACGGGGAAAACCTCAGTTTTGACGAGTATTCCCGTTACCGCAAGGAAAACGAGATTCCAGCAAGGTTCAAGACAACCGAACAGGCAGAAGCGGAAGCTGCTGACGCGCCGGAAGAGACGGCGGATTCCGAAGCTGAGGTTGAAGAAGCCGAAGCTGAAATCGAAGGCGAGCCGGAACCGCCAAAAGAAACGCAGGGGCCGAAAGGCAAAGGCGCAGAACAGCGTATCAAGCAGCTAGTGGCAGAGAAGAAGCATCTTCAGGCTGAACTGGAAGAAGTTCGCAGACCTAAACAGGCGCAAGCGGCCCCGCCTCCCGCAACTCCGCAGAACTATCAGGAATGGCGCAAGGATTTCAAGCCTTCTCAGTGGATTGAGGATTATGCGAAAGCAAATCCCGACGCCACCTACGAGGATGCGAATGCTGCTATGGCTGATCGCCTGGGTGAGGTACGCGAACATTTCAGCGCATCCGAGAGGGCCAGAACTGAGGCAATGCAGCGAATCGAAAAGGCTAAGAGCGAAGCTATGGAAGTCTATCCCGACTTCCTCGAAATAGCTGAGCCGATGGCAGATAAAGTCGTAGCTATCATCCACAATCCACAAGCGGATGCGACTTTGAAGCGTGCATTGCTCGATCCAGAGGGGCATCACATTCTCTATGCCCTGGGCTCGGAGCCGGAACTTGCCGCAAAGTTTGAGAAGTTGGCATTGTCCGACCCGGCTGAGGCTATTTACCTCTGGAAAAGCTTGAAAGCTGAAGTTCGTAAAGAGCTTGAAGTGACGCCTACCAAAGAAACTCCTGCAAAACAACAGACCAGTGCTCCGAAGCCTCCCTCTTCCGTAAAGGGGAGCAGCTCGCGGACCTTCGATGTGAGCGACGAAAGCCTTTCTCCCGAGGAATGGATGCGGAAACGCACTGCTGACCTCAATACGCGGAAAAAGGGTTAGCGCTCTTAGGAGATTCAAATGGCTAATAGCCTGCTTTCGCCGACAATCATCACGCGGGAAGCCTTGCGCATCCTGCATGCCAATCTCAACTTCATCGCCAACATCAACAAGCAATATGACAATTCGTTCGCCAATTCCGGGGCTTCTCCTTCGGGCAAGATTGGTCCTTCGCTCACCATTCGCATGCCGAACTTGTTCACGGTGCGCACTGGCGCGACACTCGCTACTCAGGATGTAGTCGAAACCAGCCAGGTTCTGACAGTCTCCACACAGAAGGGCGTGGATTTTGTTTTTTCCTCGCAGGATTTGACTCTTACCATCGATGAGTTCAGCGACCGCTATCTGAAGCCTGCAATGTCGAAGCTGGCTACCACAATCGAGGCCGATGCGCTTAGCATGGTACTTGATGTCTACAACGCAGTCGACGACAGTGGAAATGCCTTGACCTATAAGGACATTGCCAATGGCCGCAGGCTGCTCAACCAGTTCCTTGCGCCGGATGATGGAGAGCGCTGCGGTATCCTGACTTCCGGGCACGTCGTATCGTTCCTGGATGCGATCAAGGGATTCTTCAATCCGCAGGAATCGGTATCGCGGCCTTATTTGTTGGGCAAGATTGGCAAAGTCAATGGAATCAATACCTATGAAAATACGGTGTTGACCCCATTCCAGTCTGGCACGGCAGCGGCAGTTACTGGATACCTGGTGAATGGCGCTGCCCAAACAGGTGCTGCCATCACAGTCGATACGGGCACAACCACATTCACAAAGGGCGACATCATCACCTTTGCTGGCGTGAATGCGGTCGATCCTGAAACCAAGAACGATAGAGGCTTCCTGCAACAGTTCGTGCTTACGGCTGCCGCAGGTCCTACCGCTACCAGCCTTGCCATCTCACCAGCCATTGTCACCACGGGCGCAGCTCAGAACGTTTTTGTTGGTCCCGCTGACAATGCTGCAATCACCAAGGTTGGCGGAGCGGCTTCCGCCCTCTATCAACAGTCGGTACTGTTCCATCCTGAAGCCTTCACTTTCGTGAGCGCCGATCTGGTGGACGTATCGAAGTTCGGCGCATGGGGCGCACGTCAGGTAATGGACAGCATTTCGATGCGCATTGCCCGGCAATACAACAT